GTTTGAACGTTTTAAGCGTTCCTTCACACAACCCTGGATGAAGAGGGTTCATAAATTGCCTGAGCAAGTCGTTTTGAGTGGTGGTGCGGCTTTATGCTCAACGTGTGGATTGCATCATACTGGTTTACAACCTATTAATTTGAAGACTGCTTCTGGTTTCCATTGGGGATATTTGCGTGAAGCCAATGGAAAACATCATCTCATTCGAGGTGAGGCTGGGAGTCGTGAGATAATTTGTTCGAAATTGAAAGACTATATGATAGTCTATTCTGATTATCTCAAAGATCCCAATCTCATGGATGATAAGAATCAGTGGGGGATTTCAATACATGCAGAGACCGTTCAAACATTCTTGAAAGATGAGACGAGATCGGAAGAGAAGACAATGGTTGAAGATCCGATTACAAGAATGATACAGGTTTTCCAATTGCCTCATTTGCTCAAAGTTCGTGAGTTCTTTGGAGCGTATATTGATTTTGTTCATTCAAATTTTGATACACTCGTTTCTGCAGTTGGCATGAATCCTTATTCAAGTGATTGGGATACCATGATTTCCTATATGCGACAAGTAGGTGAACGTGGTTGGGATGCTGACTGGGGGAAATTTGAGGAAATTTTGTGTGAACAAATTGCAATGGGCTTTGTTGATCTTGTTAATGAATGGTATGCTATGTATGATGCTGATTGGTCACCGGAAGATGATGTTGTGCGACGAAATTTGGTTTTGAAAATTGTTGATAATTTTATGATTCTTGGCAAGGATGTTGTCATACAGCGTGGATCATTGAAGTCAGGTGTTGGTCTTACTACACTTATTGGTTGTTTTATGAATGAATATCTTATTCGTATGAGTTGGCTTAATGTCGTTCCTGCAGAAGGAAAGAATGATAAGCAACATATGGTTTTATATGATGAGAAGACTAGGTTAAAAGTTTTTTCTGATGACCATAAGGTGGTTGTTCATGAAACAATTGAAGCAATTTTCAATTTCAAATCAGTGAAATCGTACTTCACTTCTCTTGGTTATCGATATACGGATGCTGCAAAAACTGGTGTTGATTACATCACTAGATCTGTATATGACCTTGAGTTTTTGAAGTGTCGCACACAAGTTGCAGAGTATGTGCCTGGGTCTACATACTATGCTGTTCCTACGAAACCTAATGATTACACAACGCTTAAGTGGATTCAAAAAGGTCAAGACCCTATCAAAGCAGTTAGTGTTAATGCATGTAATTTGCTTTCGCGTGCATGGGCTTTGGGGCCAGCTCCCTATGAGACCATGCGTCGTGAGATTGCGTTAGCACTAGCGGAAGTTGGTTGTATGGATGTCTTGCCTTCATGGAAATCGTGTAAAGATAGATATGAGACTCATTTGCTTGGGTTTCAATTATTCGAAAATGATGATATCCGGATTCAGAACTTCGGTTTAAATCCGTTATATCTCAATGCTCATACACAGCATTGGTTTCTTGACACATTTCCAAAACAAACACCCATAAAACCACAAGTCAAGTGGCAGCATGAACGTATTCGTTGGATTGATTCATTTTTGGATCCACGTGTTGATGATGAAGAAGATTTTCCACGTGTTGTTCAAATGGAGGATGAAGATAAGTTTGAGGTTCAGATGATGTCAGCTCCCCAACCACAAGATACAACTCTTGTGTTGGAAATAGCACCTTGTATTGGTTCAGGAGAACATCTTGAACCTGGAGGTCGCGTTTGGGGACCTGGTGATAATCTTATGGAACTTACAAAGAGATATGAGCCAATATGGAATACTGGTAGTGCTTTTACCAGTACAGAGCAATCAATTAAGACTCGTTGTCTTATTTGGCCAAATACGGAGGTAAATGGCCAAACCTTTTCTACTGTTCAATATTTAGCAAGGGC